GTTTATTCATATCAACAAATACCACCGACAACAACCATGCCTACATCAGATACAATCATCGCAAAAATTTCTTCGAGCGAGTACGGTATCGCTAACGTGAAGGTAGATATACTTGAAACCGATCCAGATTCTATTAAAAATCGTATCCTTCGTTCGGATGATTATAACGACCTAGTTTCCTATGATCCAACGATTCACGAGATTCGAAGCAAACTTCGTGATGCTAAGAACAGAGAAGATTCTAAATTTACAGGTACTTTAATCGCAGAAAATCTTTTAAACGCAGACTTCAAGCGCACAGTACCAGAGAAAATTAACCGATCAGCGAATAAAACAAAGAATTCTCGGTTCGGTTCTAAGTTTATTGGAAACAATCCGGCAGACAAGAAGTCTAAGAGGTTCAAAGTATGATTTATCTTGTGGATCCACTGTACAATCCGAATCTATTAAAAGAGATCACATCAGGTGTATACCTTCAAAGAGGGATACCACTTGCAAAGTTTCTTGGCGCACGTGGTACTCGATCACAGTTGCAACAGATCAGCGTTGATCACAAACAGCTTGTGAGAAATCTTTATCTACACGCAGAGTTACTTCGAAGTGCTCAACGCAATACAGATCTTCAAAACGTTCGCGTAACGGTCGCTGAGGGCGTCTACGTGCCTGCTATAAACGAATCTCCCACGGGTGTCAACGAGAAGAAGGTTGATGGACGTGCAGTAGTATATCAGGTTATTAATAGAAAAGGCAAGACGGATATACCAAAAAGTTTTGATCTCGCAGTCTATTGGAAAGATTACGCTGACTATGATCGAATCTCATTAGATTACGATACGTATGATCCAAACGGAGATTTAGTAGCGAACATCGTAGTCGAGATGCCAAATGTTTCGGAATCATTTGATGTTAATTTCTCGAAGCAGATAGACACGTATTACAATGGCGCGTTACAAAGTTCGAATGAATTGTTAGAAATATTGAAATAAAAGTATAAATAGAACCATGGCAAAAATTCAAAGCACAGAAGATACCGCACTCAACAGTGTTGCTCTCGTAACGAATAGAAAACGAGTGTATAGCGACATTGATTTGACGTTCGCTCGTAACACCGCAAACGATGACGATATCTTTAAGAAGAAGGATGCCGCGGCAGTTAAACAGGCAGTGAAAAATCTTATACTGACAAACGAGGCAGAGAAACCATTTCGTCCTCGTTTTGGTGCGAATCTTACCGGGTTGTTGTTCGAACTCGTTAACGATGAAGATGCAGAAGAAGACATTCGCGAAAGAATATACGATGTCATCGAGCAGTATGAGCCACGTGCCACTGTCGAAGATTTAGAGGTGTTTTTAAACGAAGATCAGAATAGACTCAGCGTTAAACTCAAGTTTCGTATATTAAACATTGACGTAATCGACACACTAGAAACAACCGTAACGAGGTTCAGATGACAACAACGATACAAAGTACCGCCCTTGACTTCAATGCTATTAAGAACAATCTTAAGACATTTCTCAAGAGTGCCGAAGAGTTTAACGATTATAACTTCGAAGCGAGTGGTTTGTCAAATCTTTTAGACGTTCTCGCATACAACACACATTATAACGGACTTATCGCAAACTTTGCACTTAATGAGAGCTATCTTAGTACGGCACAACTCAGATCGAGCTTGGTGGGTCTCGCTGGTGCATTAGGATATGTCGTTCGCAGTAAGACTGCATCTCGTGCATTAGTTCGTCTTTCTGTAGCTGATCTTGCGGGTCCCTCGACCTATATACTGCCCTTGGGCACCACGTTTACTACTTCGATTGATGGTACGAACTATACCTTTCAGACACGTAACATATACACGGGAATTAAAGACGGATCAGGAGTATATCAGTTTTTAGATGATCAAGGTAACCAAGATTTGTATATTACCGAAGGTATAGAAAAAAGTAAAGTCTTTATTGCGGGTCCTGCAAGTGAAACCGATACGTATGTAATACCAGATGAAAGTATGGATATTAGTACTGCAACTGTAAAAGTATATAATAGTGCTACGAGTAGTACATATGTCGCATATGAGAATGTAAATGATATTACAACTATTAATGAAGAATCTCGTATATACGTATTAAAGGAAGCACCAAATGGATATTATGAAGTATCGTTTGGTAATGGTAGTACATTAGGTCTTAGTCCTAGTGCAGGACAGAAGATTGAAGTAACGTATTTAAGTTGTGCGGGAAAAGAGGGTAATGGTGGTATTACGTTTACTCCTACGAGTGAGTTTAATTTAGATGGAGGTGGAACCACACCGATTACTGTGACACGTGTACAGAAGTCAGCTGGTGGAGACGCTAAAGAGAGTATTGAAAGTATACGAAAGAATGCACCTTATTTGTATGCCGCACAGAATCGTATGGTAACTGCAGAAGACTATTCTAGTCTTACTATAAGAAATTTTGGTACATACATTGATGATATCAAAGCATGGGGTGGAGAAGATAACATTCCACAAGATATTGGAAGTGTTTATCTTAGTATCGCATTTAAAAACGGCGTTAATGCAGCTGCACAAAAAGCCGCGATTGTAGCATACGCTAAAGCCCTCTCGGTCGCTTCCTTTAATGTAAAGTTTACGGATCCGATTACTACATATTTGGAAGTAAATGGAACCTTTCAGTTTAATCCACGTTTGAGTTCTAATACAAATATACAAATGGAGAATACTGTATCTAATACAATTAATGCATACTTTACAGATAATCTTGGAGGATTCGATCAGAGTTTTAGAAGAAGTAATTTATTGACTTTAATTGATGAGACAGATCCGGGTATTCTTAATTCACGTGCAATAATACGTATGCAACAAAGGATTGATAGTTCTAATATTGATTATACGGTAAGTAAAGATTATACATTAACTTTCCCCGGAAGTATTAGTTCTGATTATGATGACGATTATATTCTCAGTTCATCTAGGTTCACATTTAGAAATAAGACTTGTGAAATCCGTAATCGAATAAACACAAATATATTAGAGATTGTTGACATTGGTACTGCAAATATTGTAGTAAATAATGCTGGATATATTGATGCAGATCGTGGAATAGTTTATATTCAAGGATTTGCGCCTCAGACATTAAGCGGAGGAGATTTGTATTTTCGTGTAACGGTACTTTCGGGTAATCAAAGTACGATTACACCTGTACGAGAAAATATTTTACAGTTAGATGCAGCGCGTAGTACATCTACTGCAATTGTTACAGCATCAACATAAATAAAAATAACGGAACACGGTACGCAAAATGGCACTAAGTAGAGTTACAAATGATTTGAAATCACGGATGGTAGATCTACTATCGTCTGATTTCGACTCAGCTGAAAATAATTATTACATCGCAATTGGTCGCCCGTATCCTTGGGTTGGAACTGTTCCTGCACCAGACGCTGATCCTGCACCAAGTTTGCGAGATGTTCGTGCAGGCCTCATGAGTTATAAAATTGCTGGTAATAACTCTGCGGTTGTTGGGCAGGTTTCTTGGACACTTAACGAAACCTATTATCCATATGACGATGAATACAGTTCACAGTCAACTTCGTTCTATGTGGTCAATAGTAACAACGAAGTTTTTCTTTGTATAGAGAACGGAAAAAATAGCGCGGGGAGTCCCGTTCCATCCAGCGTAGAACCGACCAAGCCCGCCACCGAAAAAATAAAGACCTTTAAAACGAGCGATGGATATCACTGGCGTTTTCTGTATCAGTTAAGTCCTTTTGCGGTTACACAGTTTAGTTCTTTAGATTATATTCCTGTAAAAAAGGTAGGCGCTTCTCCGGTAATTAATGAAGAAATCGAACAACTGACTTTACAGGATAGTGCTATTAGAGGACAAGTATTAAGTGTACAGATTATAGATGGTGGAGCTAACTATACCTCCCCTACTATATCGTTTAGCACAACTGGAACTGGTAATGGTGGTGTTGGTAGAGATTCAGATGAAGACGGTAATGCACTTGGATTTAGCGTTGTACAAAGCGGAGGTGTAATTACTGCGGTTAAACTGGACAGTGATAATAGCGGAAAAATTATACACGGTAGTCAGATTTCAGATATTAAATTTACTATTACAGACGGTGGTAGCGGAGCGGGTGCAATTGTAAGACCTGTGTTTCCACCTTCATTAGGTTTAAATGCGGATCCACGTACCACTTTGAGAAGTGATGCACTCATGATTAAGACGGAATTCCAAGATACGGAATTGGGTGTGTTACTTGCACAAAATGATTTTAGAACACTTGCGTTAGTACGTAATCCTAGAATACCCGGAGCGGGGTTATTTAATGGTAATACTGCAAACGCAATGAAGATTGCAAACCTTTCTGGTATTAGCGGTTCGTTTAATCCAGACGAAATCTTTACTCAATCTAGTTCAGGTGCACAAGGATACGTAGTTGCACTAGATGGTACTGAACTGTATTACGTTCAAAACAGTTCTACAGGATTTGCGGATCTGTCGCTGACATCAATTACCACTCCCAGCGGGGGGCTTGCGACAGTCGCCAGTATAACCTCTCCAGATGTCGATGTACAAACCGGAGATTTGTTGTTTGTAACTAATCACACCGAGGATAGTGCGATTCCTAGATCAGGAACTCAAACAGAGGATGTGAGACTTATAATACAGTTCTAATGAATTATACATTTATAGAAAAAATATTACCTACGATGAGAAATACAAAAGAGGTACCAAGATTTAAATTAAGAAATTATCCTGATGTTTATGTCATAAGAATGAGCGACAATGACATAAGTGTCGGATGGACAGAAGAGGTTAAGCAGTCTTGGTTAGATAATGATATCGAAGTTAAATACTTTGAAGCAATACAACCTAAAGATTTTGATCGATATAATAATGAACCGGGACACAAAGTTTGGTGGGGATTACAGGGACATAAAAATTCGATAAAATCTGATACTAAGGCTAGACCGTTTACTGATACAGAAAAAGCGATTTGGATGACTCAATATGAACTGTGGAAAAAGTGTGTTAAAACAAATCAAGCATACATATTCGCAGAACATGATGTCTATTGTAGAATTAAACCAGATTTTGATTTACTACAAAGACATGAAATGATTTTATTATGTGAATGGAGAATACATGAATGGACACGGGTTCAACCATGCGGTGCATATTATATTACACCTCCAATCGCTAGAATGTTATTAGAATTGTGTCCTTCACCAATATCGTATAACGTAGATTATTGGATGTTAAAAGTTGCAGAAAATGTGGGATGGTTTGATCTTGGATATTGTTATTCAGAAAAACCTAGCAGAGATAATAAAAAAAACATATTAAATTTAGGCAATACCATAGATCATCATGTCGAACCAATGGACGAGATGTTCTTAAATTTTTTAAATAGGAAATAAAACATGGCTAATTTTACGAACACAACATTCTCTCAAACTTATTGGGACGATTGGGACAAAAATAACGGTTATCAACGTATTTTGTTCAACGCTGGTCGTTCTCTTCAGGCTCGAGAACTCACTCAAATGCAAAGCATTTTGGGTGGTGAAATTGCTGCGTTGGGAAACAATCTATTTAAAGAAGGCGCGGCGGTAAGTGCAGGAGAAATTTCTGTTAATGCTGTATATAAATTTGTTAAAGTTACGACTTCTGTAGCTGATGTAGTAATTGGGGAGACCATTACACAAACTAGCGCCCCCACAGGTGTTGCCGCTATTGTTTTAGAAAAAGATACTGCCAATAATATCCTATATGTCCGATATACATCGGGCGGAAATGCAACGATTTCATCAGAAACTATTCAATTTTCTTTAGGCGCTTCTCTGAATTCACCTAACGCGGGTGCATTAACAGTAACAAGTGCGGGTAGTGGTTCTGATGTAGGTAATGCTTGTAAGATTTCTGTAGGTGAAGGTAAGTTTTGGGTAATGGGACATTTCGTCCATTCTCGTCAACAGTCTATTATTCTGTCTCCTGTTCCTAGAAATCCAGCGAATGCCGTTATCGGATTTAAAGTTGTTCAAGAAGTTATTACGGTAAATTCGGATTCCGATGGTAATGGTTACGCAGTTGGAAGTAAACTTTATGATAATTGGGGTGGAACATTCAACACCTCTGCCCCCGGTGCTGATCGATATCGAATTAATCTCGTATTAACAGAAGAAAGCGCTCTTGGTGTTAATGATAACTTTGTTTTTCTTGCTCGTATTGAAAATGGTAAAGTAACTGAGCAGGTACAAGAAGTAGATGCATATAATAAAATTAACGATCTCTTAGCAATTAGAACAAAGGAAGAATCTGGTGATTATATTGTAAATCCATTTACTTTACACTATGAAGATGATAATTCTGCTGATTCAGATTTAACCGCCGTATTATCTTCAGGTATCGCATATGTTAATGGATATCGTATAGAAAAACAAGTGCCAACTAAAATTCGTGTTCCTAGACCAGATAAAACCGAAGAAATTAATAATGGCGGCATTGGTGTAAGTTATGGTGGTTACGTTTTATGTACAATGAGAAGCAATTTGACAGGTGCTTCTTTCCCTATGGCACAACCAGAACTCTCTTCACTTAGTGTGGTTAATTTAAATGATGGTGTTAACGGTGGTGGTACTAATAGAGGTACTGCTGTTGTTACTTCTATAACTAAAGGTAATGTTGCAGGCCAATTTAAAGTGCACCTTACTGATGTTCAAATGAACGCCGGTTATTCTTTTAGAACTGTTAAATCTCTTTTTATCAGTTCATCACTTCAAATGGACGTAGTGTTAGTGAGTGATCCCGCAGGATCGTATGCAAAATTAGAGAAAGGTTCAAATAATTCTTATCTGTTTCGTTACCCAAGGCCGCGTCCTGCAATTGCTAGTGCGAGCGATATATCTTTTACTTATCGTGCAAGAACGGCAAATGGTGAAACGACAAATGGTAGTGGTGTATTCTCTTCTCTGACAGGAACCCTTACGGATGATCTGAATGGGTCATATCAGGAAACCTACGTTGATCCCGAAACTTGGATCGTTTATCAAGACGGATTTGGCATTGTTGACGCAACTGTTACTATTGCACCCGATGGATTGTCATATTCTATACAAACACCGAATAATTCGACCAACACAGCAGTTGTTCTTTCTATTCGTCGTTCAGCCCCAGTGCGAAAAACTAAGACATTAACTCAAGTTACAATTGCTGGAGGTACGGGAGATTGGGGTCCGTTTACGATCACTGGTGGTAAAGTAGAACTTCCTTATACTGACATAGTAGAAGTAACCGCAATTCAAGACGGCTCTGGAGTAGACATTACTTCAGACTTTACTTTGTATAATGGTCAGCAGGACACGCACTACGAACTTGGTCAGTTAATTCTGAACAGTGGAATAGCTCATACCGGCAACGTGAAAGTAACCTACAAATATTATGCTCATTCTGCGGCTGGTGATTATTTTGATTTTGCATCATATCCCACTTATGAAGATATTCCTAATCACCGTTTAACTACAGGTCAAGAAATTAATCTTCGAGATTACATGGATTTCAGACCAAATTATGACGGAGTAACGTGGTCTATGGGGGGTTCAGGTCCCAGTGGTCCCCCTGCTAACGGTTCTACTATTAATGTTGACGCCAAATATTATCTTGGACGTGCAGACAAAGTTCTTCTTACAGAAGAAGGAGATGTTCAGGTGTTGATGGGTCAACAAGCAAGAGATCCGCAATTTAAAAAGACTCCCGAAAACTCTATGGAGTTGTATAAGGTTCTTATGAATCCATATACTATTAGTCCGACCGATCTTTCTATTGTGCCTTTAGAGTATAAAAGATATACTATGGCAGATATTGCCAAACTTGAATCTAAATTAGATAGGATTGAAGAACTGAGCAAGTTGACGGCGTTAGAATTGTCTACGCATTCACATCCTTTCTTAGATTCAGACGGAGCGGAAAGACCTGTTTCTGGTTCTATTACTGATCAATTTCAAGATCACAGATCGTCGGACACTAAACATACAGACTATTGTGCGTCTTTAGATCCACAGAGTCAATTGATTCGACCCTGTTTCGATGAAGAAAATTTACGACTAATTTATCAAGCAGATGATGGTGCTGTGTCGGGTGATCCCACATACAAAAATACTTCTAAAAATGTAATCAAAGGTGGAGACAACGTTTATATTAATCATACAACTGCAGAATGGCAAAAACAAGCTAGAGCATCAACGGGTGTCAAGATTAATAAATTTGATGTTGTTGATAATAATGGTAAACTTGTATTAAGTCCTTCTAGTGACGAGTGGAAAGCTGCATATTGGGACGCGAGTCCTGCTATTGCAGGAACAGGTCGTTTGTCTAGTAGACAACAACATTTGTGGAATTCTTGGGAATGGAATTGGACCGGAAGATCTATC